CACGCAGTAAATGCCGACTTGGCGCGACTTCGCGGACGGGACCGCGAAGTTGCCAGTGCCAGACGACGACGTGCCGCCCGAGGAGGCGCCCGTCGAGTTGGACGTGCTCTCCGCTTGGTCGCGGTAGACGTCCAGCACCTCCACGTCACCGACCGCCACGGCCGAGCCGGTGCGGTTCGTAACGACGATTTCGATCTTGTCCGGCCCGAGCCAGCCAAGGGACGCTTGAGTTTGCATGAGAGTCAGTCCTTTCTTGGCTTGGGGCCTAGATGAACCCGTCGATGTCGACGGTTCCCGGGGTCGGAGCCACGACGCCACCAGCCTTCTGTCGGCTGTGGCACCAGTTGTTGTGCCAGCAGTCGAAGAAGACGGTCCGCTGGTACGGCTGGAAGACGCTCGGCGGCGGCGTTTCCTCTTCGAGGAAGTGCTCGCTGTGCACGATCTTCTTCCAGAACTTCGGCGCGATGAAGACGAACCGCGGACCTTGCGAGTCCGGGTCGACCAGTGCCACGCCGTTCTCGTCGACCGAGTTGTCGTTCTCGCCAGCGAAGCCGGTGAGAGCGCCGTTCGGCCAGACCTCGGCGAAGTCCATCCGCTCGATCCACTTGACCGGCACGCCCTCGAAGTTGAGGCCAGGCCGCAGTCCCGGGTAGATCGTGTCGCCAGACCCGTGACGGGTATAGTCCTGGTTCGCCGCGGAGGCGTACGAAAACAGGCGTTTCCCCTTCAGCGAGCAGATGATGAAGCACTCGGGGTTCACTTCCTCCCCGTACTCGGGCCGGATCGCCAGGTCTTCCCAGCGCAGCCGGTCGTACAAGGTCGTGAAGGCCATGAAGCCGTCCCACTGACGCCCCGCCGTGTCGATCTCCGTCTTCCCGTCGGCGTAGAACTCGACCGGGTTCCGCCAGAGCACTTGCGTGGTCGGGTTCACCGTCTGGAAGGTCGTGAAACCGGGCGGCACGATCGCCGTCGGGTTGCCCTGAGCCACGGTCGCACCGAACTGGTGGATCGCGCAGAAGATCGAGTACGGCACGCGCGTTCCGCTCGTCACCGTCTCCATCGTCCCGTTGTTGGGCTGGGCCATCAGCTCCCGGTCCATGCCCTTGTTGATGCTCACGAAGAGGTTCGACCACTTCGCCTTGATGATCTTCTTGAAGACCATCGCGCGAGCGCCCCGGTTGAGCTGGCTCGCCATGTTGAAGCCCTTCTCGTGCTTCGAGAAGGTAATGTGCGCGTCGCTGAGCGCCCACTGGACCGACAGCTCGGTCAGGTGGTTGCTGAGGCGAGGCGCCTTCGGCTCGAGCACGTTGTACGGTCCGTACGTCGAGTCCTCGTCGAACATCACCTGGTCGGTGATGCTGTCGCCGCCCTGGAGCATCTCCTCCATGTCGTGCGCCCGCATGATCTGGCGCAGCAGCGTGTTCCTGGGCGCGGTCTCGTTGCGGATGAAGTTTTCACCCGTCAACACTGCTTGACTCGTGCCCAGGAACAGGTCCACGAGTGCAGAAAGCTGGATCCCGGCCATGCGAATGGCCTCCTTCTTGTCTTGGGATCAGGCCGTGCGCGCGCCTACCTAGCGGCGGCCCGGCTTCAGCGGCGGAGGCTTCAAGCGAGCAATCGCGTCCTTCCCCTTGCCGGCCAGCGCGAGATCCACGCCACGACTCCAGTACGTATCCTCGTCGAGCGGCGCAGCCTTGCTGTTGCCGATCGTCTCGGGTGGCGTGCTGGCCCCGTTGCGCCGCTTGGTGGCGAGGTCGGCCTTGGGGCCGCCGTTCATCACCGCGCGCGCAGCCTGGTCGAAGACCTTGCGAGCGTTGACCGCTACCCCGCGCGCCTTCAGGCCCGCGGCGATCGTGCTCGCATGCTCCAGGATGGCCTCTTGCTTCTCGCTGTCTCGCCGGAGGATCGGGCCGTACTGCGCCGTCAACCTCCGCATCTCTTTGTCGATCGTGACTTGCCCGTCTCGCTGAACGGTTCGGGCCTCGAGGGCCGCGAGCCGCGCCTGGAGGGCTTCATTCGCGTCGTGGAGCGGCTTCAAGGCGTCGGCCGCGTCCTCGTCGATCCCGAGCTTCTCGGCGAGGCCTGCGCGAACAGCGGCCCAGGTAGACGCGGGCTTGCCGGTCTCCTTCGCGTCGTTCGGAGTCTCGCGCCCTTGCTCGGTCTTCGAGGAGGCTTCCTTCGCTTCAGCGTTCGCAGCATCGACACGTCCTGCCCAGGCGATCAACTTGGCCCTGGGCATGTTCTTCAGGTCGGAGAGCAACGGCCGATGCGCCTTCGGCAGCGCCAGCAGCGTCGCGTACGCGCTGTCGAGCTCGTCCTCGGCGTCGGCCTCGTCGTCTCCGTCCTCATCTTCCTCGTCCTTCTCCTCGAGCTCGCCCTCCTCGGCGTCGCTGTCGCTCGCCTCGAGCTCCTCCTCGTCCTCTTCGTCGACGTCATCGCCGTCGTCGTCCTCAGCCTCGTCCGGCTCGGGATCCTTCTTCGCCTTGCTCTTCTGCCCCGGCACCTTCGGTGGCACGTACTCGTCGTCTTCCTTCGTCACAGGCCCGAGCATCTTCTCGACCGCAGCGTCGAGCACGGCCTCACCCTTCTCGGCGACCGTCGGCTCAGCAGGTTCAGAGCCGAATGAGTCGGGAGTCTCGGGCTCTGCGCCGCCAGGGAAGTCGTCTGCCATGGCCTCCACAATGGGCAGCAGGCCAGCCCGGAGTCAAGGGCCGCGCGGCTTCGGGCCCTTCTTGTGGGTGTACCAGCTCTTCAGCGCCAGCAGGCGACGGCGGAACTCCAGGCCGTAGCGCTCGAAGGGCCGGCACGTTCGCAACCGTGCCTCCAGGCGCCGCAGCTCAGCGGCCCCGTAGCGCTCTACCAATCGCGCCACCCGACATCCCGCCCTGCGCGCTTCTCGTGCGCCAGGTAGGCGTTGAGCTGCTTCTCCGTCTCGAAGTGCGTCATGCACCCGACCTTCTTCAGCCCGAGGTCCTTCGCCGTCTGCCGATGCACCTGCGCCGACTTGAAGGGCCGGAACCGCGTGTGGACCGAGGCCGTGCGCTTCTTCGGCTCGGGCGCGTCCTCGATCAGGCCGCCACCGGGCCCGAGGTCGTAGCGCAGCTTCGTCGGGCCGCCCTTCTTGCCGGGGCCGTAGCCGGAGAACTTCAAGGTTCGATCTCCAGCGGCCAGACATCGAAGTCCTCCGCGGCCTGAAGGAGCGGCACAGGCATGGCCTCCGGTTCGTATACCACGACGCTGGATCGACCAAGAGAAACTGGGCACAGGCCACAGAGCGAGCCAGCAGGCGCCTCGCATTCGGGCCGGAGCTGGCAGCGGAACATCGGTGCGCAATTGTGCATCTTGTCGCGGCCGAGGTAGTACGAAGTCGGCCACGGTCCGGGCCTCGGCGGCCAGAGCTCGTAGACAGCGACCTCCTCGCGCTTCTTCCTCCACGGCATGAGCGCGGCGCCGAGCGACGCCAGCGCGGACGTGAGCAGGTTGCGGCGGTTCATGGTTTGGGTGGGCGCTCGATCCAATACGTTGAAATGGGTTTGGTCTGGATCGCGCCGTGCAGGCTGTACGTCGGCAGGCCCTCGAGCGCAACGCGGTAGGCCATGATGCCGTACCTGTCGCGCGAGTCGAGCAACGGGCACTTGAGCCGGAGAGGTCCCCCACCGCCAGCTCAGGCACCAGCCGCGAACGCCTGCGCCTGCGGCGCTCCACGAGCTCGCCCCGCCACGTTGCCCTGCTGCGCCGCCCCACGGTTCAGGCTCTTCAGCACGCCTGCCAGCCCCACGTCACGCGACAGGCGCGGCTCGGCCTCCTGCGGCTGGATCACGCTGAGGTCGGCGCTCTCGATCCCCGGGAACAACCTCGAGAGCTGCGGGATGCCGCCCGCGGCTCCGATCGCATCGAGCAGGCCCTTCACGTCGCCGCCGATCTGCCCGGCTTGCGCAATCGCCGGCAGCAACTGCAGGACGTTCACCAGCACCTCGCCCTGACGCGCCATCGCCTGCTCGCTCGGCCGCTCCATGCTGCCCGGCTCGATCTCGAGCCCGAGGTCGTCGAACGTCATGCCGCTGCCGTCGTCGTCCTCGCCGCCCGTGAACCAGGCCTCCGCGTCGCCATCGAGCCCGTAGGCGTCGTAGGCCTCCTGCCCCAAGGGGAGCTCGATCTCGTTCGTGTGGTAGGCGTACCACGCCACGGTGCGGCCAAGGCGCCGGATGCCGTCCTGGTAGCGGCCCTTCACGTACCCCTGCCGGCTCATCGCGGCCTCGTTCGCGTAGGTCACGTCGGTAGCCGTGTCGCCCGAGGTCGTGCCGCGCTGGTTCTCGGCGAAGCCCATCGCGCGGTCGCGCTTGGCGATCGAGCGCTGCTCGGCCGCGACGTTGGCCGGCTCGGTGCCGCCGATCACGAGCTCCGCGAAGTGGTCCTTCGGGTTCGGCAGTTGGTGCGTGTAGACGTGGTCGTTGACGCCGTCCTTGATGAGCTTCGCGAGCGCCAGGTCGTCGGTGATCCCGAGGCGCTTGTAGGCCTCCACCTGGCGATCCACGGCCCGCGACAGCCGGCTCGCCTGCTCGATGTGCCCACCGCACGCCGCGAGCAGACTCAGCGGGAACGGAGAGTCCGGCACGATGTAGGCGCCGATCATCGTGTACGGCCCCCAGCGCGGCCCGAAGAACGGGCGCGGCGCGCGAATCACGGTGGCGCCAGCATCGTCCTCGCTGCCCTGGCCAACGCCGTAGGTGGCCACGACGCCGTTGAAGCCATCCTCCGGACCCGGCTCGCCCTCGAGCCGCATCTGCGGGAAGTAGACCTCGAGCACTTCAACCTGCTCGCGGTCAGGCTCGTCGAAGAGCTGCTTCTCGGCGAAGGCACGCGAGCGCAGCGTCGCGTTGCGCCGCTCGGTCTCGTTCAGCCCGCGGATGGCCGCGACGTCCCAGCCCTCGCGCTTCTTCTTCGGCTTGCGCCGGTCTTCCTTCGCGCGCTCGAGCAAGTCCTCCTTGTCGATCATGTAGCGGTGCCACTGCATCCGCGTGCGGCGCGCGGCCGGCGTGCGGTGGTCGAGCCCGAAGTCGAGTGGCGAGATCCGAGAGAGCTGCGGGAACATCACCGGGTCCTCGGCCTCGTACGTCTCGGGCGTCGGTTGCGGAGAGACGTGAGCAACGGCCCAGCCGAAACTGAAGTCCACCGCGAGGTCCTCGAGCGTCGTCTTCAAGTCGCTGTCGACGCTCCAGCGATTCATGTAGAACTGCATCGCCTCCGCGACAAACTGCTGCGCGCGTCCGCGACGAGTTGTCACACGCCAGCGTGGGTTCGCCCAGACGAGTTGAGCCATCGAATAGGAGACGTACTCGAAGGAGGCATTCTCGCCATCGTATTCGGATGAGTTGTTGAGCACTCCTCCGCGCGACCACCACGCACCGGGGAACTTGTCGAGCAGGAGCTGAATGCCGTCGAGGTGTGTGTCGCGCGCTCGGGCTTGCGAGCGCACTTCGGCTATCACTTTGATGGGGTCGAGCGAGAGCACGATGCGCGGCTACTTGCGTCCGAAGAAGGCACTGGTGAGTGTGGAGCGTGAGCCTCCATACGTGCCTGAGTTGGCGCCGGTCTCGGCTCGGCGACGGCGCGGGGCGAGGGCGGCGCGCTTCTTGGCGCTGCCCACCTTCTCGCGGAGTTCTTCGCGGTCGACCTTGGACTGCGACTCGTAGGCCATCTGGTTCGCGGTGCCGTAGTTGCGGGCGCGGGAGACGGTGGCGGGCGGGCGGCGGTTCTGGTCCTTGAGGAACATCGCGGCGGCGGCGCGGCGCTTGTCGTACTGCATGGTGGGTATACTTTCATGGATGCACGAAGAGTGGCGTCCATGCTTCGACGGCGTGTACTCGGTGTCAAGCCTCGGCCGCGTGCGTCGCAACGCGCCTGGCACTTGCGCCCGCCCTGGGCACATCATGCGCCCTGGAGATTCATGTGGGTATCCGTTCGTGATGCTGTCGGTCCACGGCGTGAAGTTGGGCCGCAGGGTTCATCGTCTCGTTGCCGAGGCGTTCCTTGGGCCTCGCCCTCCTGACCATGAGGTGAACCACATCGACGGCGACAAGAAGAACAACCGGGCCGAGAACTTGGAGTACACGTCGCCTGGCGGCAATAAGGCGCACGCCGTGGCCTACGGCCTAACGAGGCGCAAGCTGTCATTGGTCGATGTTCGTGCCATCCGCGCTGCCAGGGCCAATGGCGTCTCTGGCAAAAGCCTTGCGGCCAAGTACGGAGTGAGCCAGGCCTCCATCTGCACCGTCTACCGTGGGCGGAGACGGCCTTGCGCCACATAGCGGATGGGGTAGACTTCCTGTAGAGGGCGTGATGGTCGCGCTCTTCTGGTCCGGAAGTCAACGTCTGGAGGTCAAGGCCTGTGGTCAAGCACAAGCGCGAGGTGGTGTCATTCATTTGTCCCGGCCCTGGTGGCCAGGCAATCTGCGAGGAGGGTGCTCTGTACCTTCCTGGCGAGAACGAGTCCACGAAGGACTGCCCGCGGTGCGGCGGGACCGGTGAGCTCGAGCTACCGAGCAAGCTGGAGGTCTGCGGGCGTTGCCGCGGGCGCGGCGTCCACGATCACGAAGCGTTCTCGAACGGCATCTCGATGGACGAGTTCCGCGAGGATCCCGACTTCTACGACGACTACCGGGCGGGCGTCTACGACGTGACCTGCTCGGAGTGCGGCGGGCGCAACGTCGTCCCTGTGGTGGACGAAGTGCTGACCACGGCCGCGGACCTGCAGGCCTACTACCGACACCTGCAAGAGGAAGCCAGCTACCGCCGCGAGTGCGAAGCCGAGCGAAGGATGGGCGCCTGATGGGGTACGACGAGAGTCGAGAGGGGTACGAGCGTGCGCACGCGCAGCACCGCGAGGCGCATGGGCCTGGGGGCGAGCGGAAGCGGCCAATCGTGGTGACCGAGCGCTACGCCGCGCTCATCTATGCTGGCGTCGACGCTGCCGCCCTGATTGTCGCGTGCGGTACTCGTACGGCCGACTTCGCCCAGCTCGGCGCGCGCGTGCTCGCCCTCATCGAGGAGCAAGGCGAATCCGAGATGAGCCGCGAGAATGCTCCGGGGTGTTGTGCTTCGGTTGGGTGGCAGGCGCTCGTCGCCGCGCGCTCGCTCAATCTCTTGCCGGAGGCGAAACCGTGATCTCCCACGCAGCTCTCATCGCAGCACTCTCCTCTCCGCAGGACGCTCGCTACTGGGCGATCCGGTGGCAGTACCTCCGTGGGGATGGATTCTTCGACGAGCTTCTGCGCGCGGCGGCACACGCCGACCCGGACAATCTCGCGCGCCTCCACTTCGCGTTCCCGGAGGTTGCGTGCGCCGTGTACGCCTGGAAGAACATCCCTGGATGGGCGCAAGCGACGGAGGCGTGGGCCGAGTCGCTGGTCACGAACACGGCCCCCTGCAACGCGAAAGGCGAAGGAATCAATCCCGGGGCCGACCGATCCGAGGGCACTCCGCACTCGGACGGAGAACAAGGCGAGGCGCACTCGTGAAGCGCGCCCTCTGCATCTCTTGCGGCATGGAGTTCGAGTTCACGTCGCGCCCTCAATTCGATGATGATGGGCAGCGTGAGCCGGATCCGCAGCGCTGCTCGGCGTGCGAGGAGCTATCGCGCGAAGAAGAGCGCGCCTGGGCGCGCGCCACGTACGGAGAACGCTCGTGAGCCTTGTGCTCGTGGTCATCGCGCTCGTCCTGACGGCGTTTGCTGTCGGCCTCTTCCTTGGCGGGCTGCTCTGTCTCGGCCCGCGCGACGACAAACCGGAGAACCCTTCATGACCGAACTGGAACCTGTCCGCGGGGGCGAGATTGCCTCCTTGACCCCTGCCCAGATGCCTGAGCTGATGCGGCTCGCCGTCGAGAAGGGCGGCGTGGAGGCGCTCGAGAAGCTTGTGGCGATGCACGAGCGGATGGCGGATCGCATGGCCGCGCAGGAGTTCGCGGCGGCGATGGCTGCCTTCCAGGAGGAGTGCCCGCCCATCCGGAAGACGAGCGTGGCCAAGGTCGTGACGAAGAGCGGTGGCTCCTACACATACGTCTACGCCGAGCTCGACGAGATCGCGCGCACCGTGCGCCCGCTCCTGCACAAGCACGGGCTCACCTACGCCTGGGACAGCAAGCTCTCGGAGAGCGGGAGCATGCTGTGCGTCATCTGCACTGTCTCGCACGCAAACGGCCACAAGCTGACGGCCTCGTTCGAGGCGCCGACCGAAGCGCTCACGCAGGCCATGAGCCCGCAGCAGCGCTACGCGGCGGCCCTGACCTTCGGGCGCAGGCAGACGCTGGTCTCGGTGCTCGGGCTCACGACGTGCGACCCGGACGACGACGGCGCGGCGAAGGAGCCGGAGGCCACGGTCACGCCCGAGCAGGTTGACATCCTGGAGGCGTTGATCGATCAGCGCCCGGCAGGCTCGCGCTCGCGGCTCTTGGAGTACATCCTGGCCCAGTGGGGTTGTGCTGGGCTGGAGGATCTGCCGACGTCGCGGTTCGAGTGGCTGAAGGCGGACCTGGAGACCAAGATCAAGGCGCAGAAGTGATCGTCCTCCCCTGCAAGCAAGGCGGCTCCGAGTGGCTGAAGGCCAGGCTCGGGATCCCGACCGCTTCCTCGTTCGACAAGATCCTCACGCCATCGACGATGAAGGCCTCGACGCAGGCGCCCGGCTACATGCAGGAGCTGCTCGCCGAGTGGCTGATCGGCGTGCCGAGCAGCAACGACGCCTCAGGCTTCATGGATCGCGGGACGAGGCTCGAGCCGCAGGCACGGAGCTGGTACTCGTTCCATCGTGACGTCGACGTCCAGGAGGTCGGCGTGGTGCTGCGTGACGACCGGATGGTGGGCTCGTCGCCGGACGGCCTCGTGGGTGAGGAGGGGACGCTGGAGATCAAGACGCACTCGGCCAAGGTCCACGTCGGGCACCTGCTGAACGGCATGGAAGCGGGCGGGTACTTCGCGCAGATCCAGGGCGCGCTGTGGTTGACGGGGCGGAAGTGGACCGATCTCCTGGCCTACCATCCCGATCTGCCGCCGGTGGTCGTGCGCGTGGCGCGCAGCGAGACCTACATCGGGGCGCTGGAGGTTGCGGTGAGTACGTTCGTCGAGCACATGCAGCGCGCGCGGGCGCGGCTCATCGAGATGGGCTGCCAGCCGGCGACGCGCCTGATGATTCCCTCGTCGATGGTCAACGAGAATCCGTTCTGATGGTCAACTACCCGCAACCCGGCGACGAGAACTACGCCGCGGGCGAGATGCTCGGCGCCGAGGTCGAGAAGCTGCTCCCGCCCGGGGCTGGCTTCATCTTGCTCGTCTGCGTCGCGGTAGATCCAGACGAGGACTCCACACACGTCGCGTGCGTGTCGAACCTGTTGCACCCTGCCGCGTCCGCGCTGAAGTGGGCGCAGCACGTTCTCGAAGACGAAGACCCCCAGGCGGCAAGGACTTCTCCGCCTGGGTCAGTTGGGGGTTGACCACCCCTTTTCCGCCCCGGTCGGCGCCGCGCTGTTCCCCCCGGTTTCCCCCGGAGCAGCCGGCGCCGCGCCGGGCTCCGGAGCACTGCCTGGCAGCGGCGGCGCGACGGCGCTCCCGTGGAGGAGCGTGACCGTGTGGCCGGTGCTGGCGCTCGGATCTTCGCCCTCGCCGCGACCTCGCGTCAGGATCTCGCGCACCATGATCTGCGCCTTGATGAAGTCGCGGTGCTCGACGTCGATGGCGACCTTCTGCAGGTACTCGAGGCGCTTCACCATCCCGGGCGGGTAGCGCTTGGCGAGCTCGAGGGGATCCTTCCCGTTCTGGATCGCCTCCATCAGCTCGCGCTCCTTGCTGCGGGGGATCGGCTTCATGCGTGCCGCCACGGTACCGTTCGTCGGCAGGTGGCCGATCACCGAGCCGCTGTAGTAGTTCGGGTGGCCCTTCTGGAAGCCGCACTGTGGCGCCCTGTTCTTGCCTCGCTTGCGGTTTCCTCCGCTGTGTCCAGGGAAACCGCTGTGGTACGGAGGGTGGCCCTTCTGAAAGCCGCAGTGCGGCGGGTGCGGTCCGGGCCAACCCTTACCGCCGACGTTGATCTTGTGACCCTTCTGGAAGGGCGACACGAGGCCCCTACCGCCTCTTCGACTTCGCCTTCTTGGTCGGCAGGCTGTTCGCCTCGGTCGCGAGCGCCTTGGCTTGGCGTGGGCACTTCTTCCTCGCCTTCTCGGGCGAGTGCGCGCAGAGGTTAAAGAAGGCCCGAGCGGCGGATGTGAACGGCATGGCTAGTGGAGCGCGACGATGGTCCACTCGAAGATCACCTTCACCATGCCGTCGCGCGTGGTCGGGATCTGGTAGACGAAGGTGATGCGCCGCCCGCCGTTGAGTGTGACCGGGGC